TAAGGGTCTTTCTAATTACTTCAAAAAGTGGAGAACCAAAGTCGAGTTCCTCCCACAAAAATCCAAAGCCAAATATTATGAAAACTATGTAGCTGTCGGTGGTGAATATGGACCAGATGAAAGACAGTGTTGTTTACAGATATACACAACTACATTCAATAAGTTTCCATTCACAGATGCTGCTTGGAACAAGTTTAAATATCGTATAATTCAGACTCAAATGCATGAGTTAATTCACTTCATGCAGTACGATAGAAGAGGTGACGAGTGGTCTAACTATGTCGTTCCTTACAAGAAAGTGAAACATGAAAAAAAGAATTTAGAGAGAAGATATCTCTCTGAGTTCGATGAAATTCAGGCATATGCCCATTGTGTGTTACTTGATTTCAAAGTCTACAAACCATCTATTTCAACAGAACATCTAATCAACAGAGCTAAACACTCTAAAGATTCTTCCACTCTCAATTACATCCTTAAATCATTTGATTACGATTATCGTAACAATGCTGCAATTCCTAAACTAATGCAGCAGATTATCAAATGGGATCGTAAATACCAGCGAACTATCCGAGCATCTCGTCGTCCTAAATAATTAGTATTTACTAATAGGGACAGTGATGGCAGCACAACAGGGCTTCGCCTACGAAAACAATGCATTTAAAGCACTAGCCAAGTTCGGTATCAGTGCTGGGTCAGGTGCAGCTGGAGCATCGTCAGATCGCCCAGATTTAGAAATCAAACTTATTAGAGATAAAACTGGTGTCAATAAAGAAGGATGCGAGTTAAAGATCGCACCTACAGCTGCAGGCTCTTTGGTATTAAAGTATTATAATGGTAAATGGTCTTATGGAGAAACCAAAGACGATCCAGAAAAAGAATTATTAGTAGCACTTGGAAACAAGTACAAACTGCTCAATGAGATGAATGTCTCAGGAACATATGGTAAGAATTGGAGAGGTAAAGTTCCTTTCTTACAAAATGACAAAGCAGGTAAGAAGATTGTTCCAAGTGGTAAGACTAAAGCAGATGCCTATAAAGAAGACATAAAGCAGTTTAGTGGTCCAAACGAAGTTCATATACCTGTCCCAGCCAAAGCAATTTGCGACTACTATAACTCAAAGAAGTGTGCATATATTAATGTTGGCACACATGGATTCTTTTTACTAAACAAAGCAGATCCATTAAAACTAAATCAAAAACTAAAGAACAAAATCCCAGACTTTGCTGACATTGCATCATCTAGAATTAGAGTGCGATGTCAATATAAAGGTTCTGGGGATTATCAATTTGTCATGACATTAGAGTTTAGTAAGATGGCTAAATCATTGTATAACATTGCACCAGTTATGAATGCCTCTAACATAACAATTAATGAGATGGCATATCAAACAGAGTACAATAAACAATTAATCGGAGCATTTGCGTAATGTTAAAATTTAAATCATTTCTTAAAGAAGAAAAACAATTAATCGTAGAGCGTGCATTGTCAGCTGATGTCGAGTCTGATGATAAAGGTAAACTACACGAACTTCTTCTATCAAAATATCTTCATCCAGAAAACAGACTGCCTGACCATCATCGTTCTGAATCAGAGAATGAGGAACATGCTGGTACACCAGTACAAGTTCACGATCGTTTAAAGAAAAAAATTGGTGATGCAGCATATAATGAAATTGATTCTCATGCTAAACAAACTGCTGGAGAATTAATAAAGCATATGCATGAACAAAAACATTTAGGTAAGGGTGTTTCTATTGGTAATGTTCACTGGACTTCTAATCCAGATAAAGCAAACAAAGCTGGAGACCACGAGAAAACTACTGGTGTTAAAGATGTAAACTCCAATGCAGATTTAATTCTTACACTACATAAAGATGGCAAAGTTATAGGACACCATGGTGTGTCTGCCAAATATGGTTCTAATGAACCAAACTATCGCAATCCAGGATTAGATTCTATGGAGAAGACTGCTAACATTTCCAGTGGTTCACTAAAGCGTTTAACAGATGCACACCATGACAGTATGGAAAAACTTGGATATAATGGTTCTGCTGATCAAAGAAACATTCAGTATAAGATTGATAAGATGGGTATTGAAAAAGCGAAGGCTGAACATGCTCGTCTTGAATCATTAAAGAATGCTGGTAAGACTTTAAATAAAAAGAATTTAATAATGCATGAGCATCTTTCTAAATTTATTCAAGCACATGATACTCATAAACATCCAGAAGTGTTTGCACATCAAGCAACAACTCGTGCTGCACAAGCAGAAGCGTCTTCACTAGAATCCAAACAAGCGGTTGCAAAACATTTTGCTGAAGGATTAGCAAAACATGACGATTCAAAACTAAGAGAAGTTGTTCGTCAGCATGTTTCTGCACCAACTCATATTCCACATACAGTTGCACATTCCAAAGTTAAAGATGATGGATCTGCTGAGTCAGTATTAAAACCATCTCACACTATTGCTGATGACCATTTAAACAATTATGATAATCTTCATGTTGTTCATCAGGGAAGCACTGCAGTTATTCGTGGAACACATAAACAGACTGGCAAGATTGGTCGAGTGGCTACATTTACTGTTAAGAGTTCGAGTGGTCCACACAAGAGTCTAGTAGGCACTTTCGGGTTAAAATAATCCCCTCAAGTCTGTGGGGTTATTGTTGTCTTTAATTGCAATTTGCGGTATAATAAAGGTATGAAAAGGTTTAGAGAATACATAGAAGAAGCGGTGGTAGAGCCGACTGGGAGTCTAACGATATTCGATATCGATGACACTCTGTTCCACACCACTGCTCAAATCGCAGTTGTCAAAGATGGTAAGACTATCGCCAAACTTACCAATCAAGAATTTAACAACTACAAATTAGGTGACGGAGAGTCGTTTGACTTCTCTGAGTTTAAAGATGCACATAAATTCTATCATGAAAGCAAACCAATTGGTAGAATGCTGGCAAAAGCCAAAGCAATCTTGACTAACTCTGTCAAGAATCCATTAAGTAAAGTTATCATTCTTACTGCTCGTGCAAACTTTGATGATAGAGATAAATTCCTATCAACATTTCGTAAGTATGGTTTCGACATCGACAGAGTTCGTGTTGAAAGAGCAGGTGAATTGGTTGGCAATGAGATTCCAGCTATTAAGAAAGTAGTCATCGTTAGAAAATATTTACAAAGCAATCAATATGGTAAAGTAAGATTGTTTGATGACTCAATGAGTAATTTACGAGAGTTCTTAAAGTTAAGAACAGAGTTTAAAAATATTAAGTTCGAAGCATTCTTCGCAAATCCAGATGGTTCAGTAAAGGTTATTAAGTGAAAACACTAAAGAATTACATCGTTGAACAAAAGAACACTCACATGACTCATGTGGAAGATCTCGTATTCGATGGTGGTGTTGATGGTACTCGTCAAGCAATTAACTTTCTACGAGATCTCCGTGACATGCTCGCTGGCAATTCAAAGACTAAAATTACTGCTACTGTAAAGTGGGATGGTGCACCAGCAGTGTTTGCTGGTATTGATCCAACAGACAAGAAGTTCTTTGTTGCTAAGAAAGGTGTCTTCAATAAGAATCCAATAGTATACAAAACAAATGCAGAGATTGATGCCGATACCTCTGGCGATCTTGCTGCAAAGTTAAAGGTGGCTCTTGCTGAATTTAAGAAACTAGGAATTAAGTCTGGTGTATATCAAGGTGACCTTATGTTCACTGACGATAAAAAGATTGTTACTATTGATGGACAGAAGTATGTTACCTTCCATCCAAATACAATCGTCTATGCTGTTCCTGTTGGCACAGAGTTAGCCAATAAGATTATGAAAGCAAAGATTGGTGTAGTATGGCACACGACATACACTGGCTCTACATTTGAGTCAATGACTGCATCGTTTGGTAAATCAATCGTATCAAAGATGACACAATCTGCATCTGTTTGGATGGACGATGCAAACTATAAAGATTACTCTGGTACTGCCACATTCACTCAAGAACAGACTAAAGAACTCACTGCAGTTCTGTCACAGGCTGGAACATTGTTTAGTTCTATTCCTCCAGCAACACTTAATGCGATTAGAGACAATGAAGATCTTAACATTGCTGTAAATACCTACAATAACTCAAAGGTTCGTGCTGGTGAACAAATCACTGACACTCATGCTCATGTTGTTGGTTTATTTAATTATATCCACGATAAGTATCAAGGTGAGATTGATAAATTAAAAACAGAAAAGGGTAAAGCAGGTAAAGAAGAAAAACGAAAAGCAGTTTTATCTTTCTTCGCAACTCATGACAAAGCAGAAATTGTAAAGATATTTGATTTGGTTAATTTACTTGCTCAAGCAAAACTAATGATTATAACAAAAATGAATGAAGCAGGTCATATCAATACATTCCTTAAAACTACCAGTGGTTATAAAGTAACTGGTGTTGAAGGATTCGTGGCGATTGATCACTTAACTGGTGGAGCAGTTAAGATTGTAGATCGTTTAGAGTTTAGCAAGTCTAACTTCTCTGCTGATATTATTAAAGGATGGCAACGATGAAAAAACTTATAGTAGTTCTAGCACTCGCTTTATCTGGTTGTGCATTTATTTTCCCAAAGCCACATGATCCAGTAATGTTTGGATATATGGTTGATGTTAAAGTTGGATTGAGTAAGGTTAGTTGTGACGCAAAACAAGATTGGAAACCTGTGATGGATAAAATCGAAACTGTCAAAGTATATTCTAGTTTGAGAGACGATCCACAGGCACCAGCATTAAAGAGTTTACAAGATGCTGTGACTAAAGCATATGATAGTAAGAGCACTACCTTTTGCGAAAGTGTTCTAAAACTTAACAGAACTAGAGTCGATGTAGCCATCGATGCATGGAAAGGAAGAAAATGAGTATCCTCAATGATTTAAGAGAACAAGCAGGACTTGGTGGTCCAGCTGCAGTATTGGCTAATGAGATGTTAGTGATTCGTGAGAACTACGAGCAAGGACAATTAACCAAAGAAGAATACGATTTTCTACTACAAGAGATCGCCAGCATTCGTGCACAACAAGAATTAGCATCAGATGAAATCGCATGTCGATGGATCGTTGCTGCAGCAGAGGCACTAATAGCTGTAGCATGAGTGAATTAAATGACTTCCTTAAATTAATGGCAGAGGGTAAAAATAAAGACCCTGTTGCTATTAAGACTAAAGAAATTAAACAAAACATTA